ATCTTCATTTTGCACACAGTTCTTTATACGCATTTATCCAGTCCTTCCTGAAGTCTAACCATTCGAAGCCGTTTGCTTCTGCCCACATAGCGTAGGTGGTTTTACTTCTTTTATTTAATTTATTATCAGCATTCTGAAATAAGAATATTACTCGTATGTCAGGATTGCTATCTCTAAACCAGATCATTTTTTTCCTAGTGTCTAGATCTAATTTACCTTTTGCTTCTAAGTATATCATGCGCCTACCAGTGCGGAAGTCAGGTGTATATGTTCTGTCCTGTGCTGGTTGTACATACTTATACTTTTCTGGTTCGTACTTAATAGAAGGGAAGTGTGACTTTAAATTCTTCCATACATTCTCCTCAAACTTACTTTTAAATGTCGGCATCAGAGTACCCTATATTACCATTCTGTCCTATGATATCAATACGGTCTTCATCAAATAGTTCTTCGTCTTTCTTTTTCTTGCCGAAGATCCTATCCCAATTCTCTTCGTATTGCTTAGTGTTTGTTTTGGATATGATACTATCTCCGGTAATATCATTCTTTGTTGCCATTACTTAACTCCTCAAATTTGTCTTTAAAATGTTTCCTATCATTGCGTAGAATCCAGAGACATCCTGCATTCATAAGAAACTCTTCGTCATTACCATAGGTATCTCTTACTCTGTCGAACAACTCTTGTTCAGTAAAGACACCTGCTAGTAACTTCTCTGCTTTCTTTGGACCAATGCCTTCAATGCCTTTAATGTTATCTGACTTGTCACCCATCAAACATTGTTTGTAGAAATGGTAGTCTGCAGCTGATTCATTTTGTTCAATGAATGTATCCTCTTTACTCCAACCATTACCACTGATTGCCCATTGGAAATGTTTTCCCGGAATCTGTAATAGGTCTTTGTCAAGAGAGCAGATGATTGTTTCATTTGTTTGGTGAATGCCTAGTAAGTCATCTGCTTCCAAACCATACTCAGCTTCAGCGTTTAATTCTTTTACTGCATAATGCCTGCATGCTTCTAAATGAATTGGCTTAGGCTGAGTTCTATTAGCTTTGTACTCTGGATAGATTTGCTTTCTAAAGTTATCTTCTCCTGTTAAGAATGCACGGTACTCTGTAGCAGAAGTCTTAGATAGTATTTGATCTAGCAACTCGTTCATTCTATAGATAGCTATACCTAAGTCATCTTGCTCTGCACTAGCAGCACAACGAAACGCAACTAAATCCATGTCAATTAAAGCTATCAAATTGTTCCCTCTATTTGTTGGAAGTCATCTGCAGAAAATGTAGATTGATCTGATGGCTTACCATTAATGTCTTGCCATTGGATAACAACTTCATTCTGTCTTCCTGTAAAACATCCAGCTAGGAAGTCTGACTTATCACCTATCTTCTTTACTGCTTTTGCTGCATAAGGAAAATCCTTTTCATATTTAGGAATACCACATGGTGCACTGGTAATATAAATATTAACTGTATCATTGTATTTTAATACTAAAGCTTTAGCATATACTGGTGCTGCATTAACTAATAAATAAGACCAACAAGCTATTACAAATAATAATAAAAGTATTCTTTTAACCATTACCAATGCCTCCATACATTAAGTATAATATGGATGCAGGTAATTATTTCTATTACCCGCACCCAATCTATCTTATTATTCAATTACTACTTCTGCTGAATCATCAACAAACTCATCAAAGTTTTGTGGCCTACCCATTACATATTCCTCTAACTGTTTAGCGTAAGCGATAACATCAGAGGCACTAGGAGCGGACTTAGCACCAACAGCCAGAGCACTAACTGCAGTAGAAAGGCTAGACTGTTTAACAATAAGGATTTGTCTAGCTGCGCGTTCTTCTTTAGTTTCATAGTTAGATCCTGTTACTCGTGTTGCAGGCGCTGCTGCAGATTGTTGTGCCATTTGTGGTGCTCCTCCTTCGTTGATACTTGTCCATTGCCAATAACCATTCTGATCTTTCTCTGTGTTCACATTAACTGAATCACCTTTTGCTAGACCAGAAATATGTTTAAAGACTCCGGGGTTACTAAAAGACATAAGCTTTTTATTATTTACTTTACCTTGCTCATCCTTGTATGTTACTTCCATACTCTGATAAGTTCGACCATTCTTTGCTGCGTGTGTGTTTGGTGTTCCAACATCAATGATTGTGATTTGCATCTACTTTCTCCATATTGCCCCAGTTAGGTCCAACTTCACATTCGACCCTCATAGGTAAGTTAAAGTCTACTCCAAATAACTTTTTAAAGTTAGCTGGAACATCGTTAAAACATCTATCTACTAAATTAACTATACTAATATTATCCCATATTTTAGGATCATAGTCAAGTATTATTGAATCATGTACTGTATTAACAAGTATTACTCCTTCCTTATCTTTCAATCTGTTACGCAATGATACCCTAGCAATAGCCATTAGGTCAGCACCTAGCCCTTGTACGGGGTAGTTTAGTATCTTAGTACGAGGCCAGACTTCTTTACCATACTTTACTTCAGGTTCATATAGATATGTTCTGCCTGTTGGCATTACTAGCTTTCTATTTCGTTTAGCTTCATCGATAATTCTAGTATGCCATTCTCCCAGTCTTTTATATTTTCCATAGAACTGATCGATAACGTCTTGCCAGAACCCTTCTCCACCAATGTCTTTAAAGTTGGGATCATTTGCATAAGAGTATGCAGATCCTCCGTAAATGAGTCTGAATACGAAGGTCTTAGCGATAAGTCTACTTGGTAGTCCGAATCTCTTTTGGTTATCCGAATGTTGGTCAACACTATTCCATATCTCCTCTAGTGCTACAGGATCTTGACTAAGATATGTAGCGCCAACCCACTCTAGTTGTTTAGCGTCAGCTTGTAATATCATTAGTACCAATCCTGTTCTTTATAAAGATAGTCAGTCAACTCATAACCATCAAGCAAATCTTGATAGGAATAAGTCTTTGATTTCTCCGTCGAAGTTCTGCATGTTTGGTTTGCTGCTCGACAGTCTGCCTGTTCGTACCACGCATTGATTGAGTTGACCATGTATCTTTCCTTTTTTCCAATTAGATTTTTCTCTTAACTCTAGTAGACCAGTGTAGTAAGTTGAGACTCTCTTCTCTAGTTCTGCCCTTTTAAGAAGGAGTTCAATAACTTCCTTAGCTTTGTTGCTACCCTTAAGAGACCGTAGTGTAGGTTCGTCAGTCGAGTATAACCCATCTCTTTCTAACTCTGTTCCTTTGAGGGGTTTGACGAGCCTTTCGAACGTGACTTCGTAGTTAACCCATCTATCCTTTGGTTCTCCTTTTCTACTACCAGACTTAAAATATCCGCAAGGCTCTTTACGACGAAGCCCAATGCTGCCACCATATAGGAAAGCACTAAGATGATGGACGCTATTAGGGTTAAACTCACTACAGTTATGATACTCAAACAATGCTTCGTCAATCTGTCGAATTTGTTCGTTAAGTTCATTAGCTAACTCCTTACTCTTCTCTTCATTGTAGATAAGACCATTGTACTCCATCTCTTGTAGCACAAGTAGGTCTTGATTGTGCAAGCTTACCAGTCTTTGTAGTTGTATAGATGACTGGTTAACTTGTTCTAGTTGTTTTAAATAAACTTGTTCAGTTAAAATTAAATCCTGCTTAAGGTATTCCTCAAGTAGATCCCGTGGTATATCTGGTGTATCTACACCGGCTGACCAATACTCGCTAGCCACAACATCAAGTTTACTAGCCAAGCCATAATATTTACAAACGCTATTGAGACTTGGATAGGGTTCTGTTTGTCCAGTAAGAATGAAATGAACAAGCTGGCAATCCCAAATACGCTTATCAGAATAATTAATCCCATACTTTTTTATCCAATGCAAATCAAATTTAATATTAAACCCAACTAACAAATCTGCTTCATCGACGGCAGTTTGTACAGCAGATAGGTGACTCCCGTAAGGGCTGCTATCATACTCAATTGGGTAGCAATCTCTAGCAATGCCGATATAACAGAGTTTATTCGTCTCATCAAATGGGTTTCCTTTATTAGAAGTTGTTGTCTCTACATCAAGAACTAAGTACCGCATTACAGATAATCATCCTGTTGGATTTCTTTTTGAACTAGGTATGTAACTGCACATCCTATTAAGAAACCAAGGACAAAAGCTGTTGAATAGCACATAATATAATCAATAACATTAATAAACATCCTCATACCTCGCTACTTCTGGTTTAATTAAAACTTGGGTAGACCCATGTCGCAGATCAGGCATGGTGTCGTCATCCCCAA